TTTGCCCCTTTAACGCCAAACGGGGTACTCCATTTCCCCATTATACCACACCACAATATACATGTCAAGTGTAAAATATGTACAAACATTAAGGTGTAAATATGTGCATAATTTATCTACAAAACCATTGACAAAAAGCGGGTACAATGGTATTATATATATAGAAACAAGGAAGAAACATAAAACAAGAGAACATGAAAGTGAGGTAGTCAAAATGAGAATAGTAAAAGCAAGTACAGCATTAGGAAAAAGATTGTGTGCTATAGGACAAAATTGGGAAGGAACTTTCTTAAATCAAGTTTACGACAGTTGGAGTTCCGCAAAGCAGGAAGCATGGGACAACTGCTATGAGGAATATTGTCGCACAGACGGAGCAGAACAGTTTTCAATTTGTTCTCACAACACTTTTGCATTTACTTGTTCATGGTATACGTCAGACGGTATGAGATTAGAAACAGCTAAAAATAGTTATCTTGTAGTATTCGATGACTAAATGGTAGGCAGCCGGTGCTACGGGTAGGTTCGAGCCCTACCCTACCATTTCACTAATTAGTGTGCAATTAAAACAGAAAGTGAGGTAAATTAAAAATGAGAACAGACATAATGAAAATGAAACATGAAATGTTAAAGGCAGGCATACTGTCATGGAAACAGATTTCTGAAATCTGTAAACTAGAGGAACAGTTTGCAGATGAGTGTGACGAGATAGCTTTACAGTGTGAAGCGGAGGGTTACCCATCACACGGCTTCAATTATGAGCTACGATGTGCAGAAGCTCGCAAGTATTATGGTGCACAAATTGGGTTAATAGAATGTGAGAGGTATTAGAAAAGGAGGTTATAAAATGCCTATATGGAAAATTACGTTCTACGTGTTATGGGAACACGGGGAGCAACCAAAACGTCAGAATATTAGAGTGAAAGCAGAGGAGAAGTATGTTGTCCAATTAGCTGACGCACTCAATAGTTGCGGAACGGTATCACAAATTAAAATTGAAAGAGAACACGCATAAACAATCAGAAAAGGAGAACAATTATGGCTAGAAAAAGAATGATTACAAGAACAATTATGCAGACTTCAGCAGAGGTCATGACACTTGACATTGAAACCGCAGAGGTGCAGATACGCCCTTATGATATTGGAGGCCAGTACACTGATGAAGAACTACTCAAGAAACTACAGAAAATTTTTCAGACGGATACTTTTAAGCTAGTACATATCGAATCACAGATCTGCAATGAAGTGTTACTTGGGATGTATGAAGAAGAATTTATTAGACTTGCTAAGGTATTACCACCACGCAACACAAATAAAGACGAGGACTAGGCGTAAGCCTAGTACCTCAAGTACAACAGGGAAATATATACGAGGTTAGTCTAAACTAACGAGAGTGCGTGATAGGCACGGTTACAGCTTCAACGCTGTACACTCTTTCGGGCAATTCATTGTCCATAGAACCTTGACAATTAAACAACTAGAAAAGGAGAAAAATATCATGGAAAGAATTTTTACTAATGCACTCAAAAAAGCATTAAGACAGCGTATCAAAGGCACATTTTCAGTGCATGTTACTAATGACATTTTGATAGTTGATATATTTGACACATCACATAAAGGTTGGCGTCATACAGTAAACAATTTATCAGACAAATTATCAAAAGGTATGTCAAGTAAATTTGTAGCTGACGTTATTGTAAAAGAATACAGAAAGTACATTATGATTCAATATTTTCGCTAATTAAATTTGCAAATAAGTATTGACTTTTAAAGTACAATATGCTACAATAAAATAGTAACAAAGGTAAAACACAGTTACGTAGCCAGAGCGGTGTATCTGGAAGTTGGATGCACCCTCACTCCTTGCTAGGGGCTAAAGGTAGATAGTAAAGTAGGTTCGATTCCTACACCTAGCACTGATACACTATTGTATCTAAACTATAAACATTCTAAAGCCAGAAAGGAGAATAATTATGGCAAGAGTACCTATGGTAACTAGAACTATCGTAACAACAAAAGTAAATGTGATGTGTTTGGACGTACAGGTGGGAGAGCCTTGTAACAAGGTAATCACACTACCACGTACCTATAAGGATGATGAAGCACTGATGAAGAAAGTTCGTCCACTGCTTGAAACCGAGACATTAAAAGCAGTTCACGTCGTGGATAAACAGGAAATTGAAACACTCTACGGTATGACAGAACAGGATTTCATCGAACATGCAAAACCGCTTCCGCCTAGAAACGGTGTACAGGACGCCGAGGCATTCCATGAATAAAATGGAAAAGTGGAAACTCACGTTTGACGTGCAATGGAATGATGGCTTACCACCAGAACGGCAGATTTTTTATACAAAAGACCCCTTTAAATTTATTTTTCAATTAGCGTTCACACTGGATAAGTGTAAGTCAGTAAAACTCATTAAAATGGAAAGACTAGAACAGGAATAAAAAAGCAAACACAAAAAGGAGAACAAACACAATGATTAACATTAAAGAAATGAGCAAGGAATTTAACGAAGTAGAAAAGTATCTTATGACTATCGCGCCGTCAATCATTTCCATGAAAGACGTTGAGGACGGGGAACACATCACAGTTGACGGTATTCTGATGTTTGAGGACGTCAAAGAGGATACCGGAGAAACAGTCGAAGTAATGTCAATCATCACACCAGAAAAACATGTTTACAGCTGTCAGTCAGCAACATTCAAGAGAAGTGTCAGAGACATTTCTAATATTATGAATGGTAAGCCATTTACGATTATCAAAACTTCTGGTAAGACAAAAGCAAATCGAGATTATATTAATTGTGTTCTGGACGTTGAAAATCTCGGATAAGTTCAGAGTGTAGAAGTTATTAAAAAGGTAGACGCTCTTAGTATTAAATTATAGCGTCTACTTTTTAATTTAAAGGAGTGGGCTTTATGGCAAAAAAAAGGCGTAAAACACAATACGCAAAACAGAGGAATAGAGTTAATGCGTATATACGTAAACTTAGAAAACAAGGCTTAGAGGTAGATTTTTATTTTCCAACTGAACTTGAACTACGGAAATCTGGTGTCAAGGGTGTTGAGTTAGCGGGATTAACTAGAAAACTAAAAAAGTTAAAACCAAAAGAACTAAAACAGTTAGCCACACCTATAACGCCAAAACCAATACAAGAACCAACAAACACAACGGGATTTATTCCACCAGAGAATGTATCAAAGGATGAATCATTTTTTGATAATGTTGTTATTTCACAATGGTATGGTACGCTAGGAGAATTTTCTAATGGAGAAGCCTATAACTTACTACGTTCATGGATGGGGAATACAATCCGAACAGAGGGTAAACATAACACAGCTATTATGCTACAAGACGGTGCAGAAAATGGACATTTATTGACATGGGAAGTTGTTTATAAACACGACAATGCTGTACTTTATATTGGTTACATGCTTGATTATTTACCAGACGAGGGGGTGCTGTATAAGGAAGAAACTCTTGATAAAATTGAATACATGAAACGACTTGGGGACGCACTAGAACAGGACGAGGACTGGGAGTACCCTTTATAAGTGAAAACTAAGAAATTTCGCTATTTCATGTGCGATTTTGAAACAACCGTTTACAAAGGACAGGTAAATACAGAAGTTTGGGCAAGTGCGTCAGTTGAATTGTTTACAGATGATGTAAATATATTTCATAGCATTGATGAACAATTTGACTATTTCAAAAGCTTAAATTGTAACATAGTAGCGTACTATCATAACTTAAAATTTGACGGTGCTTTTTGGTTATCGTATTTGCTAATAGACAAGGGATATAAACAAGCATATCAACAGTTAAGTGAAAAAGAAAATGATGTTGAATGGTTACCAGAAAAATACATGGAAAATAAATCATTCAAGTATAGCATATCTGATAAAGGTATGTGGTACAGCATTATTATCAAGATAAATAATCACTTTATAGAGATTAGAGATTCACTTAAATTACTACCATTTAGTGTAAAGCGTATCGGAGAAAGTTTTGGAACGAAACACAAGAAACTTGATATGGAATACACAGGTTTTAGGTATGCTGGATGCACTATAACAGATGAAGAAAAAAAGTATATAGCTAATGATGTTCTTGTAGTCAAAGAAGCATTAGAAATAATGTTCCAACAAGGGCATGACAAGTTGACAATAGGTTCATGTTGTTTAGCAGAATACAAGTCGATTTGTAAGCACTCAATAAAGAACGTTCTTGATTACAACGAAATGTTCCCAGATGTTTACGCTATAACGATTGACGAGAAAGTGCATAGGTATCTAAATGCAGGAGAGTACATCCGTAAATCATATAGAGGTGGTTGGTGCTATCTTGTTAAAGGTAAAGAGAACAAGATTTTCGGATTCGGAACGACAGCAGATGTCAATTCACTTTACTCTAGTATGATGTCTAGTGAGAGCGGTAATAGATACCCAATCGGTGTACCGCATTTTTGGCAAGGTAATAAAATACCAGATATTGCACTTGAGGACAATAAGTATTACTTTGTTAGAGTAAAGACAAGGTTCTATATTAAGCCAGATAAGTTACCATTTATACAAATAAAATCGTCATTATTGTACAAAGGTACAGAAGCACTTGAAACGTCTGACGTATATGACAAAAGAACCGGGGAATATTACACGCACTATACCGATAAAGACGGTAACATTCATGACACTAGAGTAGAGCTGGTTTTAACAATGACTGACTACGAGTTAATGAAAGAACACTACGAACTTGTTGACTTTGAGATATTAGACGGTTGTTGGTTCTATAGTGAAATAGGTATCTTTGACGAGTACATTGATAAATACAAAAAAATAAAAATGGAAAGTAAAGGTGCGTTACGTGAGCTTGCAAAGTTGTTTCTTAACAATTTGTACGGTAAAATGGCAAGTAGTACAGACAGTAGTTTTAAACTTGCATACATTAAAGAGGACAAGTCAATAGGCTTTCTACCTGTTGCACAAGCAGACAAGAAACCTGGTTACATCCCAGTTGGTTCAGCTATTACTAGTTATGCCAGAAACTTCACAATCAGAGCCGCACAGAAGAACTATCACGGTAAAGACAAAAGAGGGTTTATATATGCCGATACAGATAGTATACATTGTGACCTTGCACCGAATGAGATTGTTGGAATTAAGGTACATGATAAAGACTTCTGTTGTTGGAAACTTGAAACGTGTTGGGATACAGCTGTTTTCACAAGACAAAAAACTTATATTGAACACGTTGTCGCCGAAAATTGTAAACCGATAGATGTCCCTTATAACAACATCAAGTGTGCGGGTATGCCGCAGAAATGTAAAGACCTGTTTCAATTATCACTTGACGGCACAGCAGACATTAGAGGGTATACAGATAAGACAACAAAAGTGTTCAAGGAATGGTCAGAAGATGAAAAAGATTTTTTATTTGAAAAGGAAACTGGTAAACCAATAAAGAGAAATCTTAGTGACTTTAGAGTAGGACTAAAAGTACCCGGAAAATTAAGACCAAAAAGAATACGTGGCGGTATCCTACTTATCGAGACACCATATGAAATGAGGTAGAATAATATGAAAAAAGATTTTAAAGAATTAGTTGAAAGAATTGAAAGAATAGAGAACCGTTTGGAAGAACATGAAGCAAGAGAGAATGATTTATTGATAGATTTAATAAAGGCTGAACGAAAGTGTAAACGTTCTTATTCTAAAGTAATTACTATAAATGAAGCATTATCTATAATACCGTTTGACATATTTGATTTAAACATAAATGGTACTTTAGTTTGCAGAGGTATTACAAAAACTGACTTAATAAAGGATTACATAAATTCGTTATATGGTTATTACAGGAAACATGAAAACCTTAATAGGATTATTGATGTTAGAATTTCATTAAGAGAAAGTTTAGTTGACTTAATAACAGAAACGAGGTAACACATGAGTTTAAAAATTATTAAAATTAAATACGTTAAAGATGGCATGGAAAAAATTGTACAGATTGATAAAGGAGATTGGATTGACCTGCGAGTTGCAGAAGATATACACCTTGAAGCAGGAGAGTTTAAGCTTATACCTTTAGGTGTTGCAATGGCTTTACCGCCAAACTACGAAGCGTTACTCATTCCTAGAAGTTCCACATTCAAGAAGTATGGCATAATACAGACTAATTCAATTGGGCTTATTGATGAAACATACTGTGGGGATAACGATGAATGGCTATTACCCGTATATGCCACAAGGGCAGTTACAATACCTAAGAACACCAGAATCTGTCAATTCAGAATCTTAAAACACCAGCCATTAGTTGCATTTGCTGAAGTAGAGCATTTATCAGAAACTGATAGAGGTGGTTTTGGTTCAACAGGAGAAAATTAATGAATAAGTAAGAACAGCAGGGGCAAACTAAGTTCGTATCCCTGCTGTTCTATTATATCTTTAACTCATGCACCACACAAAGCGTTCAGCGAAAACGACAAGCGGTGTAGGCACTATCGTTTCAAGTGTGCTATCCTACCCGTTCAATGCAGGAAACATGAGAAGATACCTAGTAACTCAATGCACTAAGCACAGCTTCTTTACATCTCATATCCTTAAATCTGAACGCACCACGTTCAAATAAATATCTAAGGTTTGACAAAAAGAAGTCATTTCTTTTTAACATAACATAATTAACTTCATGGTCTGCTGTTGTTACTGTTATTTTAGTTCTGAATGTAACATCTGGTTTATCATCACAATAGATAAAACCATCCTCTGTAAACTCTCTTAAGCCAAAGTCAGTACCCTTGTATTTAAGAGTACAAATATATCTACTTCTACCAGTAGGTTTATCAATAAAACTCTTGTTATCGTTAAGGTAAACGCACTCACTACTATAAGCAACATATGCATTCTTTGCAAAAGCTCTATTAAATCCACTACTTTTCTGTTCCTCACTTGCACTAGATATAAAACCTTGTTCGAGTACAAATCCATCCCCGCGTAGAAATTTAGTATCGTCTTTAAGTCTAGCACTTATTCCCATTTCAACATAATATGGATTGATAATACTTACTGGGTTACTAAGCATATAAACTGGAACATATCTTACCTGTTCTCCTTGTCCTCTGGCTACAGATGTGTGTACACTAAGTAACTTTTTAACTTCGTCATTACAGTAGTGATTCGTTTCACTTTGAAACTCGTCAAATATCATACGGTTAATATCTGAAAATAAATGACTATATTTTTTTATCTGGTCTGCACTATTAAGACTTAAGGCATAACCACAGCTTTTATCATCTAAAAACAATTCGTGGAATATACCGCTTGCTCTACGTTTGCTAGTCATTTCATACCCATTAAAGAACAAACTGCCTAAGTCTTTATAGAACTTATCAACAATATCATCAAGTTCATAATTATATCTATAGATAAGTCCGAATTTTTCTCCTTTATCTAAGAACCTATTTATACATAACCGACCAAAATAAGTAGTTTTACCACCAGTACGATTGGTCGTACACATATATATTTCTGGTTTACATCCATTTATGTCAAGCATAGACAATAGTTTCGTACCGTCATAATACTTGCCCATGTTATATTCACTTCCCTTTTTTATTATATTATAACATATCTATTGTATTTTGTCTAGCGATATGTTATAATAAATATAGATGAACAATGAAAGGAGTGAAAGAATGGAGCAGTTGTATCCGGTATTTATTGCACTGGTTTTCAATGGTTTAGACCTAATTACAGGTATAATATCAGCCGTCAAAAATAAAGACCTTAAATCGTCAAAATTACGTGATGGGCTTTTCAAAAAGGTTGGTTTTATATTATGTTACTTTGTAGCATGGTTAGTTGATACGCAAGGTACAACAATAGGATTTCACTTTGGTGTACCTATTTTACCTATTATTGTTCTATATGTGTGTACAACTGAACTGGTGTCTATCCTTGAAAACATATGCAAAATTAATGAGAATATTCTACCAGAAAAACTTATGGAGCTTTTTCACATTTCCAGTAATAAAAAGGAGGACTAAATTATGCCTAACATTATGAAAGCTGTACAGTTTATGATTGATACAGCAAACGACAACTCACACGGTTACGACCAGGCACACAGAAATGGACCAGATTATGACTGCTCTTCTCTGGTTGGAACAGCACTTCATGAAGCAGGTTTCAATGTGTCTCCTTACTCTTGGACTGGTAACTTAGAGTCACAGTTACGTAAAGCAGGTTTTGTTGATTGTAAAGCACCGTGGTTACCAGGAGATGTACACCTTAAAACAAACCATCATGTTGTTATGAGTATCAGTAGCACAACGGTTGCATGTGCTTCCATTAACGAAAAAGGAACTACAACAGGCGGTAAAACAGGCGACCAGACTGGTAAGGAAATCTTAATCAGAGGTTATTACGAGTATTCTGGTGGTTGGGATGTACACCTTAGATACAAAGGACAGAACACAGATGTCAAACCAGACGTATCACTTGATACGGTTGCAAGAGAAGTAATTGCAGGTAAATGGGGTAACGGAGATACAAGAAAGGAGAAACTTACATCTGCAGGTTATGATTACAATGCTGTTCAGGCAAAAGTAAACAATATTTTGTCTGGAAAAGAGTTGAAATCTAACGGAGAAATTGCAAGAGAAGTAATTGCAGGTAAATGGGGAAATGGTAATACCAGAAAGCAGAAACTTACCGCCGCAGGTTATGATTATTCTGCTATCCAGAAACTTGTAAACCAGATGTTGAGATAAGCACATCATATGCCAGACATAAATAAGGCATATTCGTGGGCTATTAATACGTGTAATGCACCTAATGTTGGCTACTCACAGACTTACCGTAACGCACAAACAGTCGGGAATATAACTTACTACGATTGTTCATCATTTATCAACTATGCGTTACTTGCAGGTGGGTTTGAGACACCAACATATGCACCCAAAAATAACGCCTTTACAACTCATTCAGAAGTAGCAGAACTTTTACGGTTAGGTTTTACAGAAGTTGATGCAAAAGGTACGTATCTTGCAGGAGATATAGGTGTATCAACAGGACACACAGAAATGTGCTACAGAGGTGGAAAAGGTAAAGGCGTATTCATGGGAGCTCATACATCCAATGCCCCACTAGCTAACCAAGTTAGCATAGGTTCAAGTGGGGGTAATCCAGATTATGAACGCTCCTTTCCTAGGTTATTTAGATATGGTAGTGGTGGTGCAACAGGATACGGTGCAAGTGCTTATGTGGTTGCCGCTTTAGCAGGTAACGCATGGAGAGAAAGCCACATAAACCCCACACTTACACAGCAAGGCGGTGGTGCTTTTGGTATATTTCAATGGGATGGGTCAAGGCGTGATGCACTATTAACATGGCTGTCGGAAAATGGGTATGAAAATACAAACCCAAACGGTCAAATGCAATATTTAGTTGTAGAGGACGACTGGCAGGGTACGTTTGATGGGATATCATCATTAACGGAATTTTTAACATCTGGTTCAACTGACATTGCTTCATTAACCGAAGCATTTTGCACTTGTTGGGAAAGACCCAGCAAGCCAGTTCTTAGCGAAAGAATTGACTTTGCTAAGAAAGCCTTTGAGTATATTTTAATTCACGCTAATGATACTACCATTACAGCATGGGAGACAGAGCCAATGTACTACCTATCAGAAGAACAAGCGTTACACAATGCGGTACTTATGTATCGTTTCTATTCAGCAGGGGGTGGTGGCGGTGGTACACCGACTGCAAGTAAAAAGAAAATGCCAATATGGATGTGGATAAAATACAACTACTAGTAAGAGAGGAGAAAAAACAATGCCATTTAAAGCAGGAACTTATAAACACGAAGAGGGATTCACTATTATGGTAACAGAAGATGGTGTGATTATGCTTTCGCCTAATCATCCTCTTTCATTAAGATTAAGCGTCTTATTTGACACTACAAAGTGGTCAAAAATCTCGTAGAAAGGAGAGCATTATGGCAGTAAAAACTAAGGAAGAAATCCTTACAGAAGTTAAAACCAGAGTAGGGGAACAGAATGACGATGATACAATCGCATTTATTGAAGATATTACTGACACACTATCCGACTTAGAAGCAAAAGCACAGGGCGATGGAACAGACTGGAAATCTAAATACGAAGAAAATGACGCAGACTGGCGTAAAAGATATACAGAACGGTTTTACAGTTCTGAACCAGAGGACGACCCACCAGCTGACCCACCAAATGACCCACCAAAACCTAAGACGTTTGCAGACCTGTTCACAACAGATTAGCAATAAATTCATTTAAGAAAGGAAGATTAAATAATGCCAAGAAGAATCGCAAACAGTACGCTTAATGCGTCAACCATTGACATTCTGAATGTAATCCGACAGAACGCTTCTTATGATTATCAGCAGAATGTTCCAGAAGTTGCAACTGCCAATGACATTCCCAAAGTGGGAGAAGTTATCTATGGTACACCTGCTTTTGCAAACCAGTTTATCAATGCTTTGGTAAACAGAATTGCAATCGTGCGTGTACAGAGTGCAAACTTTAACAACCCTTACTCTATCCTCAAGAAAGGTTATATTGAGTACGGAGAAACTGTCGAAGATATTTTCGTATCTATCGCAAAAGCTGTTGACTTTAGTGCTGAAAAAGCCGCTAAACGTGAGTTCCAGAGAACTATTCCAGATGTGCGTTCAGCTTTCCACACTATGAACTGGAGAGTAATGTACCCTGTTACTATTCAGGACGAGGACTTACGGCAGGCATTTCTTAGCATTGATGGAGTTCAGAACCTTATTGCTAAGATTGTAGACGCTGTTTATACAGCAGCAGAGTACGATGAATTTCTTCTGTTTAAGTACCTGCTTATTAAGGCAATCAGTCACGGAAAAATGCTCCCTACTTCTATTGGTGCAGGTACAGACCTTAGCGAAGCGGCAGTGCAGTTTAGGGGTACATCTAACTTGTTACCATTTATGGGTAGTGAGTATAACGAAGCAGGTGTGAAAACAAATACACCGAAAGAAAGACAGGTTATCTTCATGGATGCTATGTTCAATGCACAGTTTGATGTTAATGTGCTTGCAGGTGCGTTCAATATGGAGAAAGCTGATTTCATGGGTAGACTGTTCCTCATTGACAACTGGACAGATTTTGACAATGAGCGTTTTGACATTATCAGAGCAAACTCTGATGGTATCGAAGAAGTAACAGCTGACGAGTTAGCTCTGTTGTCTAATGTAAAGGCAGTTATTTTGGACGAAAACTGGTTCCAGGTTTACGACAATAACAACAAATTTACAGAGAAATATGTTGCTTCTGGTTTGTACTGGAACTACTTCTATCATACATGGAAAACGGTGTCAAGTTCTCCGTTTGCCAACGCTGTTGTGTTCGTTACATCAGCCGCTGACGTAGCCGCACCTGCTACAGTAACCGTTGAGATTACGGCGAAAGACATTTCAGATGTAGGTACGGTATTTACTTTAGGTGTGCAGGATGATAACGCTTCACTTGCTAATGGTTTCTATGAGTTTAACCAGACAGAGGATTGTGTGAAAAAAGGTATCGCAGTTCAGAAATATGGTGCAGTCATCTTCCCTGTTTCTGCTACAACTACTACTCTGGAAATGGATTACTGTGGTAACCATTATAAGGCTACAACAGCACTCACTACAGCTGCGACAGTTGGTTCAACTTTAACTTTCAATAAGAAGTAAACAACTTTATTAAAATCCACCAGTGTTTCATTAAAGCACTGGTGGTAGAAAAGAGGGTAAAATGAGAGAGTTTATTCCTAGTGACTATATTGATAAAGAGGGGAATGTGTATGAGACAGTTGGGGAAAATATTAGAGAGGGAAAAAATGGTGCTTTCACTAGTGATTTTCCGACACCAGAGGATATTGGTAATGGTGTGGTTGGTAGTGATGGTACAAATTATACGGTTGTTCTAAAAAATCTTGGTGCTGTCTCGTTAAAAAATAGATATGCCGTTGTCGATATAAAATCAAGTGGTGTAATGGAATGGGTAGGTACTAATACAGTAATTAATTCTAATACAATGAAAAACGATATCCCAATAGGTACTAGAGGTGTGGCTGAATACCTAAGATTAAAAATACCTAACGCTGAGGAAAATTATTCTTGGGTTACTGTGAATGTTACTTATGATGGAACTAATTACAGTATTGATAACCCTTTATTTAAGATATCTAAAGACGGAATCATTACAAGTGATAAGAACGTTGTTGACTTGTTCCCTATTAGCACAACTGATACACCCGATAAAATCATTGCTATTGAAAAGGGTTTTTCTGCCACTGCAAAAAGTATTATTGGCTGGAATATTAAATGCAGTTACACAGCTAAATTACTTGTAGAGGGTTAATACTATGTATATTGAGCCAAAAACAAATATAAGAATACTTAGAAATGTCCCGCTTGATACAAGCTACGACCACACAATATACTTTGACAGTGCAAATACACAGTATGGATACTTTGTCGGTTTGCAGAAATACAATCTGACTAATTACACCTACCAGAGAGTAAAACGTGGGGTAGCTAGGGTAGGAATTAAAGCTGACAATTTGTATGACTGTAATTACATGATGTTCCAGAACACAGCTTACGGAAATAAGTGGTTTTATGCTTTTATAACAGCAGTTGAATATGTGAACAACGAGTGTGCAGAGATTTACTTTGAACTTGATGTTATGCAGACATGGTTCTTTGAACATGAACCAGACTACTGTTTTGTTGAGCGTGAACATTCAACCACTGATATCATTGGGGAACATATTGAGCCGGAAACTGTAGCAACAGGGGAGTACGTCTTTAATGACTACCAACCAATTACAAACATGACGAGTATGTGCGTATGTATCGCTGTGGTTGATACAAACGATGCTACAGATGGTACTCTATATGATGGTATTTACGGTTCAGCACAGTTATTTGTTTATGACAGCACAGATGTGCAAAGTATCAACGCTAAGGTTAATCAATATGTACAGAAACCAGATGCTATCATTGGTATGTATATGTTCCCTAAAATGCTTATTGGTAATATACCAGAAAACCATAGGCTTAAATACGGACAGAGTGCAAATAAGACTACTGTTGTTTTACCTAGTATTACGAGTAACGACACACTCGATGGGTATAAACCGAAGAATAAAAAACTGTACACATATCCGTATAACTTCTATCACGTTGATAACGCTAGTGGTAGCGAGTTAAGCTTACGTTACGAGTTCTTTGAACGGTTTATACCCGTTGTTGAAATAAGTGGTACAGTTACACAGCCTGTTATTGCTATCCTTAGACCGTGTAGTTATAAAGGTGTACCGGGGTATAGCGATTTAGGCGGATACACCACATTGAATACAGAGAGTTTACAGCTTAACAGCTTTCCAATGTGTTCATGGAATGTAGACGCTTATCAAGCATGGGTTGCTCAAAATAGCGTACCTATTGCTTTGAATACTATTGCCAGTGTTGGGCAGATGGCGATTGCAGGTGCGTATAGTACAAACCCTGCCGCTACGGTAGGTGCAGGTGCTATAGGTACAGTGAGTGGTCTTATGTCTCAATTCTATCAAGCTTCGATTGCCGCTGACATTAGTAAGGGTAATCTGAATAATGGTGGTGGTAATGTTGCGAATGGTAAACAGCAGTTTTATGGCGGTAGATGCAGTGTAACTCAAGAGTATGCTGTAATGATTGACGAGTATTTCACTATGTTTGGATACGCTGTTCACAGGGTAAAGATTCCGAACAGGAATAGTAGACCACATTGGAACTATGTAAAGACTGTCGGTGCTACTGTTACTGGTAGTGTCCCAGCTGATGATATGAAGAAAATTTGCAGTATCTATGATAAGGGTATCACATTTTGGAAAAATGGTTCAGAAGTTGGACAGTATAATCTTGATAATACAGTGTAAAGGTGGTGTGGATTAGTAATGAGTAGAAAACGTGGTATCACAGATATGTTTGATAATAGTGCAGTGCTAAACAATCTGACGTATATACAGTACCTAAATAGACTAACAGAACTGGCTATTTCTATGTTTGAGTGGAAGAATTTACCACCTAGTGTTGACCCTCGGTATCTTGAGTTACATTTATTTGAAACTGGTTGTATGGTGTACTTTGACGATGATGTGCTTGGTAACTTATGCTTGGATTGTATTACAAACGGTAGACTTGATGTATACGGTTATCCGATTTTGCGTAGAGCTTACTCTGGTTATAACAACTATCAGAAGTTATTGAAAGAAAGTAATAGTGTTATTATCTGGAACAATTATTTACACACTAATAGTATACTTGATGTTAAAATGTTCGCAAAAAGGTTGTACAATCTTGACAGGATTATTGATGTTAATGCTAATGCTCAAAAGACACCTGTGTTAGTGCAAGGAACAGAAAAGCAAAGGTTGACATTGCTTAACTTGTATAAGGAATTTGAGGGTAACGCCCCGTTCATTTTTGGGGATAAAAACTTGGACTTAAATGTGTTAAAAGTTTTACAGACTGGTGCTCCGTATGTTGCTGATAAGTTATACCAGTTAAAGACTCAAATATGGAATGAAGCGTTGACGTATCTTGGTATTAGTAATATTAACATCCAGAAAAAGGAAAGATTGATTAGTGATGAAGTAACAAGAAATCAGGGTGGTACTATTGCTAGTAGGTACAGTAGATTGGAAAGTAGAAGAGAAGCTGTTAAAAAGATTAACGATATGTTTGGGACTAATATTGAAGTAAATTATCGTGAAGATTTTCAGCAGGTTGACGATGATACTATACCAGATGAAGCAGGTGCAGATACGATAGGTGGTGCAGGAAATGAATGATAAAAAACTAATAAATACACCAGATGAAGCTATTGAGTGTATAAAAAATAACTATCCTACAAGTGGGTATTATATGCTTAGAGAAGCGTTGGATATGGCTATTACTGCTTTAAAAGAAATGGGGTGTAAATGTGAGTAAATACACAACAGAAGTTAGGTTCATATGCGAGAGCAAGAGCGGGCTTGAAGTTAGCAGTGGAAGTGCCGATGTTGATAACATTATCGCTAAGTCGTGGGAAAAAATTTTTACGAGTAAAGCACCATTCTTTGATGAAGCTTACAGAGGTGTACTTTGTCAGAAGATTTTGAAACATTATTATTTGCGTGAGATTTGTTGTGAAACGGTTGGTATCTGGACGCTTTGGATGAATACAAGGCTTGAAGAAATAATGCCGTATTACAATCAGCTGTATGAGAGTGCTAAGATTGAGTTCAATCCGATGCAGGATGTGAACTTGACTAGGACACACAAAAGGAATGTAGAGGGCACAACTGAAGAAAGTGGTTCTAGGACAGATAACACTACTGGTAATAGAACAGTGACAGGTAACAAAGATACAGATAGCACAGGTAGTGGTACTAGAAATACGACAAGTAGTAGCGATGGAACAAAGAAAGATTTGTATTCTGATACACCACAGGGTGCTATTACTGGTTTGGAAAACGAGAACTATCTTACAAACGCTAGAAAGATTACAGATAATGTAAGTGGAAGCGGAAACGAAGAAACTAGCACAACCGAAAAAAGTGGTACTGATTATAGTGAAACAGAGAATACAAGTGGTAAAGTTGATGGGACTACAAGTAACACAGGTAGTAGTAACACTACTGAAGATTATCTGGAAAGCGTTATCGGCAAACAAGGTACAGAAAGTTTTAGTAGTCTATTGAATAAATTTAGGGAAACTTTTCTTAACATTGATATGATGGTTATTGAGGAGTTCAGTGATTTATTCTTTGGACTTTGGTAGAAAGAGAGGTAATGACATGAATAATGTGAAAAGTATTACACCTAATGCACCTGCTGATTTTACACCAACTTTGGGTAATTATAAAGCACTACAACCGTTCAGATATTGGTGTCAGAAAGTGCTTCCGTTAGTGTATGATGATAGCTTAAGCTATTATGAGTTACTTTGTAAAGTGGTGGATTATCTTAATAAGACAATGGAAGATGTTGAAACCTTACATGGCGATGTGACGGGTCTACACACAGCTTATGTAGAGTTACAGAGTTATGTTAATAACTACTTCAATACACTTGATGTTCAGAAAGAAATTGACATTAAACTTGATGAAATGGCTAGGAACGGTTTCTTTGATTCAATTTTCACAAAGTTCGGATTGTTCTATGCCACCCCGCAGATGTTTGGCGCTTTGGGGGACGGTGTACATGATGACAGCGAAGCTATTAGCAAGTGTCTTAACGCAAATAAATTTGTCTTTATTCCTAAAGGATATTACAAAATAAGTAAAAATATTTCAACTTATTGTAGAGACAGTGTAACTGTAATTTGCGACACTAAAGCTATATTTATTGCCGATACAAGTTTAAGTGGGTATATGTTCACTTTTTCAGAGTATAAAGGTTATTCACATTTTGGCGTAAATTGGCGTGGTGGAATCTTTTGCTGTAATGGTGTTAGCGGTCTTACAGGTATATTAATAAACAGCTATTCCTCTTTTGGACATTATAGCGATATAACGGTAATTGATATTGGAAATAATGGGTGTGGGATTGAAATGAATATTACTAGTGGTAAAAATACATTAGATAATATTAATATTTTTGGTGCAAAATTTAACATTGATATTGCAGACCCGACAGGTAATATATCTGTAAATAACTACGACTTAACCCGTAATAATATTGGTCTGAAAAATACTGGTAGTTATGATTACAGTATAAGTACAATATATGTGATGGGTTGTAGAGTAGGTATCTATAGTAATGGTGGGGCACAGGTTAATGTAAGTCAATATCATTATTGGGTTGGAACTGATGGTGGAAGTAACAAAATAAGCGTTCGCATCCATCTGCATCAGGCCGTCGGTGTAGTTGGCGAT